CATACAAAAAGAGGTAGCAAAAGAGTTAGAAGATAAGTTTGGTAGAGGTGCTGATGCTCAAGAAGTTTTAATATCTAAAATAGAGACTGCTCAGAAAGCTATGAAAACAATGGCGGAGCAGAAAAAAGAATTAAAAGCCCCAATGGAGGCACCAACCGCAGAAAAAGCTGTTGAACCAGAAGTAGCACCGCAACCTACTCAACCTACTAAGCTTACCACTGAACAGAAGCTGGAAGCCCTAGAAAGAATGGGGATGAGTGATGAAGACTTATCTAAATTACTAGAAGGCAAGAGTGAAATTATACCACTTAACCTAGCTGCTTTTACTACGGATGAAGGTGTACAAAGGGCTATGGCTGGGGTACTTGAACAGTTAAGCGATAAGATAAAAACAAGCCGTGTTAAGACTGATAAAGAATCTTTAATAAAGCAGGTAACAGAGTTAAGAAAGAGATTAGACCCTGAATTAGATGAAGCTAAGTTTGTTCAACAAATAGCCAAAGAGACAGAAGATATTATATTTAAAGCCGCTTTGGCTGATAGTATGACTTTATCTGCTTTTGATAATTTGTATAAAAAAATAGATGCTAATACAGACTTAAACGATCCTGCTGTAGCTTTAGAAATAATGGCTGATTTAAATAGGGTACAGTTATTAGCAGAAGGTTCATCTGTTATATCTAGCTCTTCAGGTAAATTATTGCAGAGCCGAAAAGTTGCTAGAGATCAGATGGCTGCGAATATAAATTCGATAGAACGCAAAGCATTAAAAGCCGAAAAGGATTTAGTTGAGGAACTTATTAAGTATCCAGAGGGATTAAACCCAAGTGAAATTAAAAAGGAATTAGATAAATTAGGAGGATTAAAGAATGTTAAAGCTTTCCTAAATGAAATAAGATTAGTAAAAGACCCACATAAATTAGGAAAACTACTAGAAATAAGTAAGAGATCAACAGGTGAAAAGTTTGGTAGAGTAGCTAAAGAACTAATTTACGATAGTGTTTTAAGTGCTCCTCCTACACAAGCAGCTGCTGCCGGTGGTAATGCCATGATGACTCTTTATTCGTTAATGACTCAAGGGGTCGGAGGGTTAGCTACAGGCAATTTAGAGCAGACGAGGATGGCTCTGAGAACTAGTAAGTATTTGTTATACGGAATAGACGATGCTTTTCAAGCTGCTAAACTAGCTGCTGCTAATTCTCAAGGGTCGATGTCTTTAAATAACCACTATGAGAAGGTAGGTGAAAGAGCTTTGGCTATGGAGGCTACTGGATTATCAGGACCTATAGGAGAAACTGTTGAAAATACAGGAGAGCTTCTAGCCTTCGGACCTAAAGGTTTAGTATTTCAAGATGAGTTCTATAGACACTTATTTGGTAAGGCTCAAGCTCGTGCATTGTTAGCGGAAGAATATAAACAACTAGTTAAAAGAGGGGAGGCTCCTGTAGGTCAGATACAAGATTACATGGAGTCTAGATTATCTAGGTATTTTGTTGACGGTAAAAGATTTAAAACAAAGAACGATGTGGAAATGGAAGCCATGTCTAAAATTAGAGAACAAGGGTTAAAAGCTGAAGAAGCTAAAGATTATTTCAACAATTATGTTAGAGATAACTGGTCAAATAAACTGGCTAGTGAAATAGAATACATGAAGGACTTTGGAGATAAAATAACATTCCAAAGAGAACTAAGCAGTGACTACGGTGTACTAGAGGCGGGTGCTACAAAGCTAGGTGAATTAAGGCAGAAATCAAGTGTTTTGGAATTGCTTCAGTTATTTTTAAGAACTCCTACTAACATGTTTATGGAGTTAGGTGGTACAGCATCTGGTTTAGCTATTCTTCCAGGTGTTAATAAAGTTACATTTAAAAGAACATTAGACGAATTAAGAAGCGACAATCCATCTATCAGAGCACAAGCTAGAGGTAGGCAGATCGTGGGTGCTGGTTTATGGGCTTCTGCTTTATATCTTGCAGATCAAGGTATAACGACTGGAGCTGGACCACAGGATTATAAAGAGCGTGAAACTAAAATGAGTACAGGATGGGAGCCACACGCTATAAACATGTCAGCTCTCAAAAGATATTGGGATACAGGTAATTCAGGTGGGGATCAAATGGGCGACACTTATTTACCCTTGAGTCGGTTAGGTTCTATAGCTGATGTATACGGTATAGCTGCTACTGCTTTAAGAGCTTCGGAAGATAACTCGATGCCTGACGATTTAAAAGGACAGGTAATCAGTTCTGCTCAATTAGCTTTAACTACATTGATAGCTGATAAAACATACTTAGCTAATATAAGCGAATTAAATGACGGGTTGTTTAGAGGTAAATGGGAAGAAGGAGGTAAGAGCGGTGCTAATGCTTTGTTCACAGCTATAAATAGAATGGCTACACCGTCTATAATGAAAGCTGCTGCACAGTTAAACGATCCATATCTCAGAGAAATAAACGAACCTATGGAACAGTTTAAAATGGCTCTTGCTAGTACTCGTAGGGAGTTAGACCCTAAAAGAGATGAATTAGGAATACCTAAACCAGCTTCTCAATACGATTCTGTAGGGCAAGCGATAAATTATTTAAGCCCGGTCCGAGTGGAAAGGTTAAGATCGAAGGAAGCTGATGAGAAAGATGTGAAAGAAGGTAGAGCATCTAAAGTAGGTGAGAAGTTATTTACTAAGGAAGACGAAGCTAGAATGATTTTAGCAGAAGTAGGAGGTCGTTTTAAGTTTAGTCGTCCTGACGATGGAATCCCTGGTTTGAATCTAAAAAAATTAAAGGTACAAAAAGATTACGGTTTCGGATTGGAGCAAACTTTATACGACCGTTGGCAACAAATTTACTCAGAACTAAACCCAGCTGATGCGATAATTAAAGCTTACAATAAACCTAAATATCAAAGGATGGGTAAAGTGCCCAAAGGTTCTCCTATAACTAATGCAAGGCGACTTACCATAGAATCAGACCTTAGTGCGTTGAGGGGAAAAGCTTTAGGGCAACTAGTAAAAGAAAACCCTGAATTAAAAGCACAGTTTTTCTTATTAAGAGACTTAACTAAGAAAGTTTTACTAGAGGGAGAAACCGCTCCAAGAAAAGTGATAGCTCCTGAATTAGCTCCGCTATTAGACTAAGTGCTTGAACTCCTAACTCAATAGTTAATAATATATTATCATGGCAAACACCTATGTAGACTACACAGCGGTCGCCTCTCAGACTGACTACAACTTTTCTTTTGAATACCTCCTGGACGATCATGTTAAGGTTAAGGTAAATGGTACTTTAGTTACTAACTATACCATAGTAACATCTCCTACTCCCACTAAGATTCGTTTCAATACTGCTCCTACTGCGGGTGCTGCTATTAAGATATATCGTGACAGTCGTGGTGATTTCTCCCCGCTTGTGGACTTTGAAGATGGTTCAGTACTTACTCAAGTACCGTTAGATTTATCTTACAAACATAACCTATTCGTATCCCAAGAATCATCTGAAGGTACTGGAGGAGAACAGCTTACGAAGAAAGGACTGACTCACTACGACGCTGAAGGTAACAAGATAATAAACCTTGGTACTCCTACTACTGGTACTGACGCTGCTAACAAAGGTTATGTCGATCAAACAATAGACAACGCTATAGCTCTTGGTGGTAGTCCTGCTATTGTATCGCTTGGTGGGTACGATGTTACTTCTACTAACGATACTCTTAAACAACTTAGAGCTTGGACTGCTGATATAGAGACTAATGCTAGTGATATATCAACAGCTAATATAGATGTTACAGCTACAGGTTCAACCACAGCTAGGAGTCTTGCTGATCGGTTTGCTGATGTCGTAAATGTGTTGGACTACGGAGCTTATAACGACGGTACAAACGCAACAGCTACAACAACTGCCATTCAAAACGCTCTTAACAGTGGTGGGAAAATGGTTTATGTTCCAGCAGGTACTTACAAACTAGATTCTAATCTAAGCGTACCTCAAGGTGTTAGTATCAAAGGGGACGGTCAAGGTTCTACGATCTTTGATGCATCTACAATCGATTATACCACGCTATCTGCTGCTTCTAGTATTATTGAGGTTGCTGAAATTACTCCTACTGCTCTACCTGACTTAGCTTCACCCGCTAGTGTAAACGATAAAGAAATTACTTTAGCTTCAGCACCTAGTGTGGAAGTTGGTGATATTATTTTGATTTATAATCCTACTGATGGTTCTTGGATAGGAAATAGAAATGAATATAGGGCTGGTGAGTATTTAAAAGTAAGTGCTGTATCAGGTTCTACTTTGAGGTTTGAAGGGTCTATTGTAGACAATTATGCAGTAGCAGATGTTGACTTGTATAAAATGGACATGGGTTATTGTTCGATGACAAGTTTTACAATTAAATGTAAACCGAAAGAAATTGTAGACGCACCAGACTTAGTGGTGGATTTGGAATATACAATCACATCTCAAGGAACTACTGATTTTACATTAGTAGGAGCAGCTAATAACAATGTAGGAACTACCTTTACAGCCACAGGACCGGGAATAGGTACGGGTCAAGCTGAGTTTAAAAATTCAATTCATGGTTTAACTTTAAATCATTGTAAACATTCTGTCGTGAGAGATGTCGAAGTAATAACAGCACCATATACTGCTATAGCTTTTAATATGTGTTTCGATGTTACTGGAGATAATTGTCGAGCTACTGATAACTTTGAAGATGAGTTTGGTGGGGAATATGGTTTAGCAGTATTTAACTCCACATATGTAACAGTTAAAGATTGTCATTTATGTGCACAAAGGCACGGTTTAACCACAGGAGGTGGGGACGGAATTGGAAGAATTACTAATCGTTTCTTGAACTATGTAAACAACCATGTAGCGACTGAAGGAACTGTCCAAGCTTTAGATGTTCACGGTAATTCTGAATATGTAAATATCTCTAATAATATTATTGATGGAGGTATAGACTTCGGTGGAGATTATATCAATATATCAAATAATCACTTTATGGGTAAAACCGTTAATGGTAGTGCTATATATTTTACTGAAGTGAAAGGTCTTCATATTTCCATTACGGGTAATACGATTAAATCCGACTTCCAAGATTTAAGTAGAGGTAACTTGATCGACTGCGGTGGTAATAGCCAAGCTTTCGACAGTAATGCGACTCGTGGCGGTATTCTTCAAATAAGTAATAATACTTTAATATACGACGCTCCTTTAAGCGATGCCGATAATGAATACGATTTAATCAATGTGGTTAATAGAGGTTATAACGGTAATGAACCTATAAGTATTAGCGTACAAAATAACACAGGGATCGCTAGAAACGAGTTTGCCGATCCAAATTCATCTATGATTCAATCGTTCTTACTCGTTAATGTTGATTCAGGAAGGCATTGGGATTTAATAACTATTAATAATAACACAGGATCAGGCGGTTTAGCAATATCTACATCAGTTGATTATTCCGCTAATACTGTAAGTATTACAAATAATACGCTAAAAGGTGGTGAACAAGTTACTGTTAATAATGCTAAAAATATTTGTACTTTTGTAGGTAATTCGTTTGAAAATATTAAAGTTTTCACAGGGTCTGCAGGAAATTCTACAAATCCGACGAAGACTGTTAGAATTAGTGACAATGTTTATAAAGATTGTTTCTGGGGGCGGACAAGCTCAGGCTCTACTAATGTAGTGATTTTATGTCTTAACGCTGAAAATGCGTATGTTGCTAATAACTTTATTACAGGTGCTAATAAAAAATTAAGAACTAACGGCTTACCTTCATCACCTGCGTTTCAATTAGGAGAGACTATTACTGGAGGTACTTCAGGAGCTACTGCTGTAGTTTACGATACGGCTGCGGAATACCTGTTAATAAAAGATTCGGCAGTGGGTACATTCACCAACAGTGAAACAATCACAGGAGGTACTTCAGGAGCTACTGCTACTCTGTTCTCTGCGGGTGCTTATGTTTCGACTAAAGATTATTCAAGGGCGTTTGATACAATAACAAACTTATACACGGGAGCTAATGCTGATACCGAGCTTACTACTGAGTATAAGAACGCTATAACAAACGATATAGCCTTGTAATGATCGACTCCGTCTCACACTTCCTTGACACCGCTTTAGCCGTCATTCTAGGCATCATTGGGTGGATCATCAAGCGTCTAATAGAACGCCTAGATCTCGGTGAGAAACGGATGACTAAGATAGAGGTGGAGTTAGCTGCTCAGAAAGAAAGAGATAGAGCTGTTGAAGCACGGATAGAAAAGGTAGAGGAAGCACTTAAAGAAGTTCACAACAAACTAGATCGTATGATGGAGGTATTAGTAAAGAGATGAAGAGAGGATTATACGCAAACATTAACAGACGAAAGAAACTAGGCATCAGTCGTAGTAAGAAGAAGTCTACTATATCTGCTAAAGCTTACGCTAATATGAAGCGTGGGTTTCCAAAGAAGTAACGATGCCTTACTCACAATACAGTCCTAAACAGAAACGCCTAGCTGCTGTAGCAGGTGATAAGAAGAAAATAACACAAGCTGACATCATAGCGTTAAGAAGGCGTGGTGTTACCCTGAAGAGTCGTAATGGCAAAAAAGCGTAAAGGTGTATCGTTATCCCTCGGTAGAGGCGAGAAGTCCCGTAAGGGTGGGTTGACTGCGAAAGGCAGAGCTAAGTACAATCGTGCTACTGGTTCCAATCTTCAAGCTCCTCAACCTGGTGGTGGTCCTAGAAAGCGTTCCTTTTGTGCGAGGATGTCTGGAGTCAAAGGACCAATGAAGGACAGTAAAGGTAGACCAACAAGAAAAGCTTTAGCTTTGCGTCGTTGGAAGTGCTGATATGCCCATCCGTCCTATAGTTCGTCCACACCCGCTGTCTGCTCAATACCGGACGCTTAGTAATGTTGCTAGTAAAGGCGTGGCTGAAGCAGTCGCTACTACACAAGCTGCTAAAGCAATTACAGATTCTATTACATCAGACCCTGACATCATCGGTATTAGCGGTGGTGATGCCCCTTTAAGTGATCCACAGATATATGCAGGTGCTGCGAATGCCAGCGATAACTTAGATGTTTACAACGGAGGAGGAGCGTAACAAATGGCTACTTTTAGTAAAAGAATACAACTTAGAAACGATACACCCAGTAACTGGAGCACAGCCAACCCCGTGCTTTTAGCTGGGGAAATAGGTCTTGAAATAGACTCAACTAGGAATCGTATGAAGATAGGAGACGGGACGACTGCCTGGAATGATCTACCTTACTTCTTAGACGCACACGAAGAGGAGGTTGGGGATTATCAAGATTTCCTTGACGGTCTCAATACACCCTAATATAACACCGACTCGATATGAGTAGCTTACTTACACAATTAGGACAGAAGGTTAAAGCCAAGCTTACTGATAAGTTTGATAAGTCAGGTGGATTGATAAGTGGGTCTCTGTCTGTATCACAATCTATACAGTTTGGTTCGTATCTAGCGTCTGCCTTACCAACCGTAGGTACATCAGGTCGTGTTATTTTTGTAACAGATGGTGACGGAAACGGAGGTCCTTGTCTGGCGATTGACGACGGAACGGATTGGAAAATAATAGAGCTTGGTGGTGCAGTACCTACTGTTACTCATATACTTGCGGAAGACGGAGACAGTTTAACAACAGAGGTTGGGGACATTCTTATTGTTGAACCCGTTGCTTGACACTGATAAGTTCTACTAATACTCTTTTTAAACACAACTAACCCACAACAAAGGATTATATATTATGTCTAGTTTGCTTACCCAATTGGGACAAAAAACCAAAGTAGAGCTTGATAAGAAGCTTGCCCTCGCAGGAGGAACAATGACCGGAGCTTTGACGCTCTCAGGTGCTCCTACTGCCTCCCTTCACGCTGCTACCAAAGCTTATGTTGATAGCGTTGCTGGTGATGTAACTTCTCTTCAGTCCGAAGTAGATGCTACTCAAAGTGGTGCTGGTCTTGGTGCTAACGGTGCTTACAGTGCTAACAGTGGTACGAACTACTTAGCTTCTGTTACCAGCCTTAAAGCCGCTGACGAAGCTCTTGATACACAACTTAAAAGCGTTGCTGACGCTGTATCTTCTAACGATAGCGACATCTCGACCCTCCAGTCCAATGTTTCTACTGCTCAATCTGACATCAGCACTCTTCAGTCAAATGTTAGCTCGAATGACAGTGATATTTCTTCACTTCAATCTGATGTTAGCACGCTGCAAAGCAATGTCTCTTCGAATGATTCGGACATCTCCACTCTGCAATCGAATGTATCCAGCAATGACAGCGACATCTCTGCGTTGCAAACTGCTACAGGATCGCTCGCTTCTGACGGTAACTCCGCTTCCTTCTCCGGTAACATCTCCGCAGCCAATGCTACTTTCAGTGGTAACTTGACTGTTAATGGTACAACCACTTCGGTAAACACCACTAACATCGATGTAGCTGACAGCATCATGAACCTTTCTAAAGGTGCTGGTTCCGGAACGAATGCTTCTAATGACGGTGGTTTCATCGTTGAGCGTGGTTCTGCTGAAAGCAATGTTGCTTTGATCTGGGACGAAGGAGACGACATGTTTAAGGTTCTCTCTACTTCCGCAACTGCTGCTGCTACTGACATCTCTTCGACTGACGGTTCAGCTACTCGTGCGAAGTTTGACGGTAACATCTACCACAACGGAACTGAATTAGGAACCGTTGCTGAGTTCGAAGCTGCTTTAAGCTAAGAGTTTATCTCATATCTATCATTAAGGGGCAGTCCAATCGGGCTGCCTCTTTTTGTTTACAAAGATAACAACTATTAATACACTAAGTATATGCTAAGTCATACCGAAGGAAGTAAACTGCACGACAAGATAGCTGGTGCATATCGTAACAGTATTGATCTGATGGAGGCTGAAGGAGAGTACAACGCTGCTCTATTAAACGGAGCTAGACAGTTCCTCAAGGATAACAATGTTGTTATGGACTCCGGAATGGGTACTCCTCTACAAGCGTTAGCTGATGACTTAAAGACTTTACCATTTGAAGAAGAAGAAACACCAAGAGATACCGCCCAAGCTACGGGACTTTAGAAACTTCCTGTACCTGGTTTGGAAGCACCTAAACCTCCCTGACCCCACCGAGCTACAATACGACATCGCTGAGTACCTGCAACACGGTCCAAAGCGGTCTGTTATTATGGCGTTCCGTGGAGTAGGTAAGTCGTGGATAACAAGTGCTTTTGTAGTACATCAGTTGCTGCTGGACCCCTCTAAGAACATACTTGTTGTATCAGCTAGTAAGAATCGATCAGATGACTTCTCTACCTTTACCTTGCGAATTATTCAGGAGATTCCCATTTTACAAGGATTAAAGCCGTCAGAGAACCAACGATTCAGTAAGATAGCTTTCGATGTAGGACCTGCTCCTGCGTCTCACGCTCCCTCTGTTAAGTCCCTTGGTATATCATCCCAGCTAACAGGTTCTCGTGCTGATATAATCGTGGCAGACGATGTGGAGGTAGCTAACAACTCCGCTACTCAAGGAATGAGAGATAAGCTGGATGAACAAGTAAAAGAGTTCGACGCTATCATTAAACCCCTAGACTCCTCAAGGATCATCTTTCTTGGTACTCCTCAATGTGAAGACAGTATATACAACAAACTGCGGGAGAGGGGCTACAAGAGCCGTATATGGTCTTCAGAGTATCCAGACGATAGAGAAGCTATTAACAACTACGGAGGCGATTTAGCACCCCTTATAGCGGACAGAATAACACCTGAGACAGTTGGTACCTCTACAGAACCCCTACGGTTCACTGATCTGGACTTAGAGGAAAGAAAGATGTCGTACGGTCGGACGGGGTACGCTCTTCAGTTCATGCTTAATCCTAAGCTATCGGATGCTGATAGATACCCACTAAAGATTAACGATCTGGTCATTATGGATGTGGATGTAGATGTAGCCCCTGAGAAGGTAGTGTGGTCATCTGACCCTGATAACTGTGATAGAGAGTTACCTAATGTAGGGTTGGCTGGGGACAGATACAGAAGACCTGCTAACACTGTTGGGGATATGATACCGTACACAGGCTCTGTGTTATCTATTGACCCGTCTGGTCGTGGTAAGGATGAAACAGGGTACGCTGTAGTGAAGATGTTAAACGGTCAGCTGTTTGTTCCGGATGCTGGAGGGATAAGAGGAGGTTACGATACTAAGACCTTACAACAACTCGTAGCTATCGCTAAAGATAACAAAGTTAATAAAGTAGTGATAGAGTCTAACTTTGGTGACGGTATGTTTATGGAGCTGATAAAGCCTTTGTTTAGAACAACCTATCCTGTAACTATAGAAGAAGTCAGACATAACAAACAGAAGGAGCTACGGATTGTTGATACCCTTGAACCTGTACTCAATAGCCAT